TGCGTACAAGGCGGTTGTTGCGACACGCGGCAAATACGTACGAGCAGAACCGGTAGCGATGTTGTATCAGCAGGGGAAAGTCAAACACGTTAAGCAGCTGATAGATTTAGAAGAGGAAATGTGTGGCTGGAAGCCAAACGCTGGCGGCGAATCACCTAATAGAGTAGACGCACTGGTTTGGGGTATAACAGAGATTGTTACTAACGCGTGCGGATCGGATACGTCAGCGGGAATGCGAGAGCTAGCACAGCAGCTAGGAATATTTAATCAATAGGAGCAAATAGCGATGAACAATAGTTTAGAAGACAGAGGCGACTATAGTATACACGAGACTGACGACGGTTTCGTGGTTTACGAGGGTAGCAAACCAATCAGCAGAGCATTCACGAGCAAGTCTGACGCTGAATATTTCTTATCGACTAAAAGTGGAAACAGTTTGCACAATAGTCTGAGAGTAGAGGAATCGAAGATGCGCCCGGGTAAATGGGTTATTAACGGTCCAGAATCAGAGCTACCGTCAGAGATGCGTTATCAGGTGTTCGATACGTGCCAACAGGCAACACTAGCTATGCAGGGTCTCGACAAAAAAGATAAGATACCTCCGATAGATGTACAGAACAGCAGGGCGTTTGCAGGCACTCGTGACGTGCGTAGTGCAAGAGGCAGACATCTTTTTGGTTCTAACGAGTAGTAACAAGAGCAAGGGACAAACTATCGTGACTGAAAAAAAACGATTTCGCGAACTAGGCAACAAATTATACGGTTCGGGGTTTAAAAGCCTAAACGGCAAACCGTTTCACGTTAAATACAAGTGTAACGATTGTGGACATGCATGGAACGTTACGTTCGACGAAGATAGTTCTGGCTGGACTACCGCGCACGGGAACCAGTTAGCAGCGCTCGAATGTGTAAGGTGTCATTCTACTCATATAAATTCAACAGGCGATTCGTTCGGATCGTGGTAAATACAATATGGCTGAAAACGTTTCTACGGTAGCAAGTAAGGAAGACATACTAAACGCTATCGGCGAGCTGACAGAGCTGCGTAATAGTGTTTTTGATTCTATGCCGACCAATGCTACTGGCGCGCTGGGTGTTAACATGGGTATGCAGATATCGCAAGTTGATTCGCTCTATCTCAATAACCGTTTCCAGCCGCTGACAATACAGCGTATCTTACTTGCATATATGTATATGGAACACGGGCTTGTGCAGACCGCGATAGACCAGCCCGTGCTTGACGCGTTTCGTGGCGGCATAGATATAGATTCAGAAGAGCTAGATCAGAAAGATATAAAAGACTTTCAGGACTTTATCGAAGAGAAGGACGTGCTGAACGTAATGCAAGAAGCGATCATCTGGAAACGTCTTTTCGGGGGATCTGCAATCATCGTAAACATGGACGTTAATCCGTCCATGCCATTCAAGCACCAGTTCACGGACAATCTTGAATTTTATGCAGCAGACAGATGGGAATTGTCAGCATGGGATAGGGATGCTGAGCATTTTTTATTTTACGGTACAGAGATACACAAGAGCCGCGTGCTCCAGTTCGTTGGAAAGAAAGCGCCGTCTGTCATTCGTCCTCAGTTACAAGGGTGGGGCATGAGCGAGATCGAACGTATGGTGCGCGATCTAAACAGCTATTTTAAGAATAAGAACGTCATATTTGAGCTATTGGACGAAGCAAAGGTTGATATATACAAGATAGCACGCTTTGCCAATCGTTTAATGATGCCCGGGGGCGTTGCGAACCTTACCGCACAGATACAGGCGTCGAACGCTATTAAGAACTATCAGAATGCGCTAATCATGGACAAGGACGACGAATACGACCGCAAGGATATAACGTTCAGCGGATTGGCTGAGATGGTTAAAGAGAATCGTATCGGTGTTGCGTGCGCGCTGAAAATGCCGGTAACAAAACTATTCGGTCTGTCAGCATCGGGATTCAATAGCGGTGAAGACGATCTCGAAAACTATAATTCCATGGTTGAGTCAGAAATCCGTACTCCCGCGAAACGTCCGATAAAACGTCTTCTTGAATTGTGTGCAAACAAGTTCTTTGGATTTATCCCCGACATGGACGTGTCGTTCAAGCCGTTACGCGTAATGACTGACGGTGACGAAGAGCTGGTCAAAACCAGTCGGCAAAATAGAGTGATGCAGTTGTACGATAAAGGCTGGATCACCGCCCAGGAAGGCGCGCAGATGTTGAGAGCGGACAAGATACTTACGGTTTCAACCGACGTTGAAAAGGGTTTACTTGACGATCAGCCGCTATCTCCGGGGCAAGGTATGATGGCAGAAAACTTTGGAGATAATAGCAGTGCGCCGAAGATTGAAACAAAGACGGGTAAAATGCAGCCTACTAAGGAGAAAGTATGACGTGCAAAATGAAGGTAACAATGGATATCGTATTGGAAAGAATTTCATCGTGTGACAATTGTCCGCTTCTTATCAACAACGGACTCGATCCTATACATTGTGTTAAATACGGCACAGTATCTTATATTGATGATGCAATCGGGCAAAAGAATACGAATAGACCGGTCGGTTGTGTTATGGACAATCCATTTATTGTAGAGGAGAAAGTATAATGGGCAAACTCATATTGACGTTAGCTCTACTGTTTGGGTTTTCGATTGTTACGTTCGCGGCTTCGTCTACGAGCAATATCTATGTAGGAAATCGCGTATTGACTAATGTAACGATAACTTCGACAACGGTCAATTTTCCTATCACAAGGACGTGGTTCGCTTTAGAGGCGTCATCTGGAGAGTATGCAGTCGTACAATCGTCATGGGGAAAGACTGCTACTGACTATATTTACGTCACGCCCGACGTTCCGTTCTCGGAATCGTACGGCAACGCGCCTATTGATCTTCGTGGCACGTCTATGGGGCTTAAGGTTACTATACCGTCGGGTTCGACATTCTACTATTACATAGGCGGACACAAGTGAAAACGGTTTATATCGCTGGCGCATATTCCGATGATAATATATTGGGCGTGTTTGCGAATATGCGTAACGGTATGCTAATGGCGGTACAAGTTCTTAAGTCAGGGTTCGCACCTTTCGTCCCGTGGTTCGACTATCATTTCTCGTTACTTGCTGATGATATTACGTTAGATATGTATTACAACTATTCGATGACATGGCTTGAACGTGCGGATTGCGTTCTCGTGCTTGACGGCTGGGAGAAAAGCAAGGGCACGCGAGCGGAGATAGCTCGTGCGGAATTACTAAGCAAACCGATATACTATGATTTTTGTTCGCTGGTAAACAAGGAGGCACGATGACAATATGGACATTGGCAAAGATTCGTTTATTCTTATGTTCTTGTGTGGTTGTAGGTATTATAATTTCAGGATGTGTATTCGCAAAGGCGAGTTTCAGGGAAGATAATGACAACATTGTCGATAGATATATTACAGAGCACGGATATATAAAATGGATAATTCGCAAGTCAAGTACGATATCTAAACCTAAACCTAAAGCCGATGAGATATGGATAGTGAAGTCAGTTTATTCGTGGGGACAGGCAGTTGTTAGAGTAGATCGTTTAATTATGATAAGTGAATCTTCTGAAAATCCGTTGTATATCGTAACGGTTCTGGCAAGTGAAACATATAGTTCTAGTGGTGAATATTCACAGTTTACTGGGTCACACTGGCATTACAGGGCAACCGATTTTATTAAAAGAATCAAGAGAGCAAATGAATATGAGATACAATATAATTATTGTGAAGTTAATTGAGAATTTTTTGTTCTATTTCGATACTGTAGACGATCTCATGCATAGGTTCGATTGTGATAGAAACTCGGAGAATGATATATACACAAAGGATGCGAAATGAAAAAGCTGGTCGTTGAAGTCGCTGACAAATGTATTGAAATGGGCGTGGCTAAAGTTAGAGTATGCAATTATCTTCGGTATGCTCCTCAGGAGTATTGGTGCCATTTGCTCAATAGTCAAATTCAAGATCAAGCAATCAATAGAGACTGCGAGTGCGTTGGTAATAATAAGTTCGCCATTCTGGAGGAAACTAAATGAAGAAATTATTTATGCTTAGTATCACGTCACATGGATTCATAACAAATTTGCTTCTCTGTAACGCGCTAACACGAGACGAGGCGGCGGCATATTTCGAAGCTCAGATCAAAACCAAAACGTTGTTTGTCGATAAGAAGCGTCTTACTGAAAGCATTTTTGAAGTCCCTAGTATTTAAGGAGGAAACATGGCGAATGTTGAGACAATGGCGGAACTGATTATTAAGGAGTGCGATGCGTTAAAAGAAAAGATATTGGCGGCAAATGCGATTCTGGATTCACTTCTGGATTCACTAGGTGGGACTTGTATCCCAACAGATTGGATATCCGAAGAGGTAAACAGTCTCAAAGCAACGCTCCTTGAAAAGAACGCAGCGTATGGCAATGCAGCAGCAGAGCCGGTGCGCATATTTTCAAAGCTCGATCCGCTTGCACAACTGTATGTCAGAATGGATGATAAGATGTCGCGTATCATTAAAGGGCAAGAGCTTGCTGGCGAAGATGCGAAATGGGACCTTGCCGGATACCTGATACTTGAACGTATAATTAAGAGACATCAGGTACAATGACGCATATGATTGAGTGCGTGATATTCCCATTAGCCGTGAATACTCTACTTACGATTATGGGATGGGTAATGTTTTCAGCAGCGGTGCTCTTTATGTGCGTTTTTATATGGGCGCTATTCATTGCGGTTAACAATGAATACTAAGAAGGCGAGGTATATTGTGAAATATATCTGTAAACGATGTGCTTATCATTCAATGCGGAAACTCGTAACGTGTCCATCGTGTTCGGGACACAATTTCAAGAAAATAGAAGTATGTCGGAATAAAAAGGAAAATCCGAAATTCTGCAAAGAGTGCGAGTATAAAGACAAGCATTGTTTCGGTGGAAGGTTAATCTAATGAAATACGTTTGCTCTGCATGTGGATGGGAAGTAGAAATGAGTGCCAATCCTGTTGAGTGTTCGGAATGCGGTGACAAAGGAATGCACGAAGTGAATTGGCTTTACAGTTTGGACGATCTTGACGATAAAGAGCTAAGAGATGTTCGTAATGCTATAGAGATAATATTAAAAAATCGTGCCGCAGAAGAAAAGAGCTGGGCGAAGAGATGAGAATAACGCGTATCGGTAGCGATAATTTCCACTTTGAAATAGGTCATAGCTGGACACCTAGTAGCGCATTTATGTTTACGCTATTCGCTTGTGGGTATTACGTTGATACCGAATACAATGATTATGAGGTGTGGTTCTCGTTTTGTAACTTCGATATAAGGTTGGAATATTCAAAGGAAGTCACGTTATGACATCGCTTGAATTCGTGGTCTTGTTTCTTGGCATTGGTAGGGAAGCAATGTACTGGTGCGTTGTTACCGCCGCGATATTCATTGTGGTTATTTATATGTCAGCTCTTGTTATTAGAATCTGGGAGATCGTAACGCGATGAAATTTCTTCCCGCACAACGTATGAAGTCAAGCTATTACTTACCGCTAGAGATGGACATTGCGCGTATGTTTTACGGAGCAATATATAAACCGATCTTAACTATCATGCGTGACTATCATGAGCCTGCCAGCGATCTTTTAAATAGCATTGACGTTCTCGTGGCGGCATTTAATAATGGCGATATTATGTACGATAACGGTAACATCTCCGGTAAGTTTAATGCTAAAATATCGTACGAGTTACGCAAAATAGGCGCGAAGTTTAATAAGGTTAAACGATGCTACACAATAGATCCAATCAACATACCGCCAGCTTTGAGCGTATCTGCATCGCAGAGCGGACGTAGAGCGCAGGAACTACACGATAGTATCAAGAAGGCACTCGATGATACGTACGATAATCTTTCAGTTTCGTTGCCCGGTTATGATCTGAATACTGACAAGGCTTACAATCGTATGCATAGTGACGCGAAACACGATCTTAGCGGTATGGTAGTATTGCAAGACCTTAACGAAAGCCAGAGAAAAAAGATCCTACGAGGATATACTGAAAATGTTAGGACGTATGCAAAGAACCATGCACTTGAACAATTCAAAAGTATCAGGGAAGCCGTTGAACGTAACGCCACTGAGGGGAATAGATACGATTCATTACAGGCGCGAATCGAACACTTGCTCAGTGTATCGCGTACGAAAGCAAATTTTATCGCTCGGCAGGAAACGTCTAACTTTATGTCGTTCTTCCACGAAGCACTTTACGGCGGTATTGGTGTCGAATATTATAAATGGAGTGCAAGACCCGTTGCAAGACCAGATCACCGTGCGTTAAACGGACGCATATTCAGATACGATACACCGCCGATAGTAGATCGTAGCTCAGGCAGGACTGGGAACCCGGGGCAAGATTTCAACTGTATGTGCGTAGATATTCCGATGTTAGGGTACGTTAGAACTGCTGTATATTCAAATTGATATGAACGACTGGTTCTGGTATTGTTTTACAGTAGTAGATATTATCGCGTTGTGGTATATCTGTAATCATCCTTACGAGGGTAGATAAAATTTACAAGGAGAAAATCAAAATGAAAAAAATCGTATTAGTTATTGGGACAATTTTTGGAGTAGCATTGTCGGCGTATGCGATTCAGCCGTATGCCGCGCACTCTGCAACGTCGGCTTCGGCAACGACCGCTGCCGCTTGCACTGGTAACGCCGCAACAGCGACAACCGCTGCCGCTTGTACCGGCAATGCCGCAACAGTAACTAACGGTATTTATACGACTGGAGCGCAGAACGTTACTGCCGTGAAAACGTTTCAGGTCGGTATCGCGATTTCAAGTTCAACGACAGCTACCAAAACTATTACCGATATCGGTATCGTTGACGCTCTTCCCCATACTGGTCTGATCTGGACTCGTTGTGTACTGAGTAGCGACTTCTCAACATATATATCCTCAGAAGCTCCCGTTGCTGACAATAGCTGGGTTAAACAATAAGAGATAGTTTAATGGAAAGAAAGCAGCGTCGAATTATAGGTAGGCAATTATTCAATGGCTCTCCAGATAGAGACGCTGAGATCGTTGCACGCGATATTAACCTTGAACAGTCGGCAATTGACGAATATACTGGTCAGCTTGAAACCGCTAGTCCTGAGTTAAGAATGATCATCTATCATCTTATCAACGAAGAACGGGACCACAAGAAAATGCTCGAAGAGTTTATTTACGGCATGGAGAGTAAATAATGAATATATGCAAGTATTGGTACGAGCGAGACAATGATTCAGGGCTGTACGAGTATTGTAAAGCGGCAAACAAGAAATGTACATGTTCTGGCGACAGAAATAATTGTACTTTTCCGGAATATCTTAATTCGAAAGGTAATGAGATGACGAATTCAAAGCCGTTTATGAATACTCGTTCTAATCGGCGTTATGTTGGTAGCTCATTATTTGGCAATGAGATTAAGAACGAGCGCAGTGCGGCGACATTGATAGAACATTATAGAAATTGGAAGGTATATAAAGAAGATTATAATAAATTCGTTGGTGTTGAGGATGGTAACGGTGAGGAAGTAAAGGGCGAATCCTTAAGGGTTGTTGAAAATAAAATTGACGATTATATTGAAGAGGAAGACTAATAAGCAATGACTAGGCTAATAGGAACTATCGAACTAAGGCAGGCAGTTAAAGGGGATACTATACTGTTGCTCGTAACGGAGCTGCCTGTTAGTCCTGTATGTGGAAAGACCTTTATTCTGGAAGGATGGACTTTGAAATATACGACGAACAAGAAGTATGGCTGGGAATGTCTTGTCATGGGAAGGGCATAATGAAAACATTTCTTGACTATAAAAATAATTTTAGTCATGCTATTGATCTCATAAATACAGAATCATCCGTAACGCCTTCGGATGTTATTAGATGGGAACGTTCAGCTCTTGCACAGTGCGGACTTGCAAGTGTACAGTATGTGAAGCTCATTACGCGATACGGCGAAGAGATACGCAAACTGGCTGAATCTGTGCTAGGTAAAACGATCTCCGAATCTGATGCTATCGCGCAAATTCGTGGCTTTGCAAAATCTACAGAGATCGGTAACGATGTTCTCAATGCAAGAGAATGGCCCAAACTGTATCAATCAAAATTAATACAGCCTGGGATAGTCAATTACGACGATATAAAGCTGGGGAATCTGTATATTGATAAGGACGCGCTCGATAAGATCGTTCCTACGTTTGTATTGAAGCCTATGGTGCGTAGAGACGATCACAAAAGCGGCATGACGCCAGCTGACTGGGAGGATGTCGCGGTTGGTATTTGTACGCGAGTTTGGTGGAATCCTGATGATGGTTGGTTTTGGTGTGAGTTCGCTATCTGGGACGATAAGGCAAATACAGAAGCGCTTGACGGGTTTAGCGTTAGTTGTTCGTATGAGCCTATTGATACTGGAGAATCTGGAACGCATAATAGCGTGCCGTACAAAGTACGAGTTTTTAGTGGCGTTGGAAAACATATAGCGATAGTTCCCAATCCTAGATATGACGAGGCTAAAATAATTCTCATAAATTCCAAAGGAGGAAGTGCGATGTTTAATCTATTCCGTAAGAAAGGCAAGGACGGTAAGGTTCCCGCCGCTGTATCTGAATCTGATACGATTCTTATTCCCGGCATGAAAGATCGTGTAACAATCAAGGAGCTAATGAACGCATTTGAAGCTGCGAATAGCGAGGTGCGGGAAGAGGTTAGCGAAGACGCTACACTCAAAATCGGAAACAAAGAGTATCGTATAGGTGATCTCGTAAAATCGCTTGAAAATGCAAAGGCGTTTGGTAGTGTCAAAAATGACGACGGTGGTCCCGACAAAGGTATAGACGATAAGGGTGATAACAAAGAAAGCGTTCAGAACGAGGGCGAATCGGACGAAGATTTCGAAAAGCGTAAACAGGAAGAGGAAAAAAAGAATAGCAAACGTAAGAAGAGTATACACAACGAAGGCGAATCTGACGAAGAACTCGAAAAAAAGCGTAAAGCGGAGGAAGAGAAAAAGAATAGTAAGGGTAAGTGTATCCGCAACGAAGGTGAATCGGACGAAGATTTTGAAGAACGTAAGAAAGCCGAATCTGAGAAGAAAAATGGAAAGGGTGGCGAGACAACGAGCGCAACGATGAAGAACGATGACGGCGATGGCGACGATAAAGACGATAGTGGCATAAAGAACGATGACGGTTCTGACGGTAAAAAGGATGCTCTCGAAAACGAAGACGACAAAGCTGCCAAAGATACTGAGAAGGATCTAGGAAATTCCGATGGGCGCAAAAAGTTTTATGAGCTTAAAAATTCCGCAGAGCGTCGCGGTGGCAGTAATACACAGGCTACGATTCCGCTTGAAACAAGAAGTCTACGTAGGTCACGCGGAACGTTAATGTTTGGGTCTGGGAATAAATAAAAGGAGAAAAAACAATGACACAGAATCTAAATCTGATTCAGTTCGAACCGTCCACAATAGTTGGCGCTCTCGATATGTCTATCATGAGCACTGGCCGTGTAGCGGGCGTAATTTCAACCGGCGAAAGCACGATGTATGCGGGCGATCGTGTTAAACTCGATACCGCCAACACTGGAAAAATCCCTAAGTTTAAACGTGCTACTCAGTCGGAGGCGTCGATTGGGACGATCTACTTCAACGTACAGAAATCGTCTTACATTGCCGGTGATATCGTCGAAGTACAGCTGGTGACTGGTACGGACCAGGTAATGTTTATGCAGGCTGCTGAAGCTATTACGCCCCAGGCGGAAGTTTCGGTTGTTGACGCGGACCATACCGTTGAACTTACCGCGACACATACATATCATCGTCTGGGATACGCACTTGATCCTGCGTCCGCTGCGGGTGTGATATTTCGCGTCATTCTTACAACGCGGACACTATAAAGGAAAGGAGAGGAAAAAACAATGAAGAAACATCTGATTCCGTTTGAGTTACTGAATAGCCGCCCGGTAAATGAGGTTATGCTCGACCAGTATGACGTTCCTGAACAGCCGGAATTCATGCAGGACCTGCTGAACTCTAATGGTGACTATAGTTCTACTGATCTTGGGTTCAAATACGCAATTGATACGACTACGCTTATGCGCGTGCAGACTGTGCGGCAGCGGTTTTTCACGATTGCACCTGCTGACTTTGTAACTGTTGAAGTCGGGAATGGTGCGTATCTTGAAAACATCACGACGAACCTTTCATACGGGTTGTCGGGCGATTTCGAATCTGGGTATCTTAATCTTGCTGCACAGGCAATGCAAAGCCCTGAAGTGAAGGTAGGACGCGGGCATAAAACATATCCTATCCAGACATGGAGCAAGGGGTATACGTACAACCTGATTGAGATAAAGAAAGCGTTGCAGGGTGGTAACTGGGACGAAGTACGCGAAGTAACGGACTTTATCAAAAAGGCTGCCGATCTTGGCTTGCAGAGAACCACATTCCTTGGTCAACCCGCTTTCGCGAGTACTGAAGGATTGCTGACGCTTTCTGAACCGACTATCGACACGACCGCTATTACAAAACCGCTTAAGTCGATGGATGCTGGCGAGTTTCAGTCGTTCATTGAGAATATTCTCGGACTGTATGCTGCTAACGCTGAGTATGTTGACGTTCCCGATACGTTTCTGATTCCGTTTGACGATTGGACTGGTCTTGCGGGATATACGTCGGATGCGTTTCAGATCAGGACGAAAATATCCGTACTGACCGAAACGTTTCAGGCGCTTACTGGCAATAAGAACTTCAAAATTGCTGGTATTCCGTACTGCATGAGCACGAAGAACTCTGGCTTCATCACCGGTGGCAAGCAGCGTTACATGTTGTATAAGAACGATCCTGACGTTGTGCGTATGGATGTTCCTGTACCGTTTACGCTGACCGCTCCGGCGACCCCTGACAATTTCAACTGGAATGGGCGTGCGTATTTTCAGCACACTGGAGTACAATGCTTTCTGCCTAAGCTCGTATACTACATGGACCAGACAGCAGCGGTATAATAGGAGGATAAACTAAATGCGTAAATTCTTACTTTCCACTCTACTGGTTATACTCGGGGCTGGCAGCGTCTTCGCTGCATCCCCGTTATATCAGTACACCGTACAGCCGACAACGTGCGCGATTACCGAAGCCGCGACAATGGCGGTACAGGTTGTTGGCTCGACAATTAAGATCAAGGGTATTTCCATCCATCAGACTAGCACGACTGCACAGGTGATTACGATCTATAAGCACGCCGCGTCTACGACAACCGTCACTGAGGTCACGGAATATAGCGTCCCCGGTGCTATTGGCGACTACTCGGTTCCTCTGCCCGGTAATGGCGATTCGCAGTTTGTTAGCGACAACCTTCCCGACGCACCGAACTTCTGTGTCCGGTCATCGGAATCAACCAATACGCCACGTGTAACGGTATACTATATTAAGAAATAACGACGTACCAACAGGAGGAAACACTAATGGCTATTGCAGACATTAAGAACGTATCGGGTTTGCCGATTCCGCCCGTAGAGGTGCTGAAAGATCATGAATCGTGTTCAGTAGGGGATTGTGTATGTGGAGCAAAGGATTGTGTATGCGGGACGGATGTAAAACCGCTTATCACGTTGAAACTGTTCAACAAGTCGCCGCGTCGATTCCTCTACGAGAGGAATATAAACGATCCGACAAAGAATAAGTATCTCGAACCCGGAGCGACCGTAGAACTGTCAGAAGCCAAAGCGCAAATTCTGCTTTCGTACCCTGAGGCAGTTGTCAACACTGCAACGATGGTTGACGAAAAACAGGAAATGCAGAAACTTCGTGACGAGCTGCGCAGTAAAGCCGATCGTGAAAAAGAATTACTCGACCGCGTATCGCATCTCGAATCCCTTCTGAACGATATGGCTAAAAATACGCCCACAGAACGTAAGCCTGACGATACGAATAGGACAGAAAGAGGGTCAAAAAAATGACAGCCACTAGCCCCATTTCCATAGCTGAATTTCAGTCGTTCTTCGATAGAGATTTCATCTATGGTTCTGCGGTTACAGATGTGCGCGACAAGGATATAACGCGTGCTATAAATGATTCGCTGCTTGCATATAATGCCGATCTCTGGGGCGATGTTACAGCGGGGAAGCACGCATTCTATTACCTCGTTGCACACAATCTGTCGTGCAATATAAACGCGTCAGGCGGACTTGGAAATACCGGACAAGGTGCCAGCTCTACAGGTAACTTCCTAGTATCTTCTAAGTCCGCCGGACCTCTTTCTGTTAGCTATTCTATTCCACAGTCGTTACTAGAAAATACAATGATACAGGGACTTCTTAAAACTGGGTACGGACAAAAGTATCTCGAACTAACGTTACCATATCTGATAGGCGTAACCGGAACCGCATTGCACGATACAAGACCATGAGCGAATCAAAGATAATTAAAAACGATTTCACGAGACTAAACGACTTCGCTAAGCATATGGAACAATATGAGAAAAAATATATTGTTCGCATAGGCATTCTCGGTAAGAACGTGAATCGTCATGATGGCCGCAGAAGTAGCTCTAATGCTTATATTGGTTCCGTTCATGAGTTTGGAAAAGGTAGAGTTCCTGAACGTTCTTTTCTGCGGGCAACGATCTCTCGTAAACAGGACGAGATTATAGAAAATGCGAAAGCACTTGCATGGAAAAGTATGTTTGCCGGCGGAATCAAGACCATGTTCAATACTCTAGGAGTACTTTGTGTTCGGTACGTTTTAGAAGCATTCGAATCTGGCGGTATGGGGTCGTGGGCTCCGTTGAAAGCGTCTACGATTAGAAGAAAAATCGGGCGAAATCCGCAACCGTTAGTTAACAGTGCGCAGCTTCGAAATGCAATAAGTTACGACGTAAAGACAAAAAAATAGGAGCTATAATGTTCCCATTGTTTCACGCAAGCGACTTCATTGACTGGGGAACGCGAGTAACGGTCAAGCGTGTTACACCGACGATAGTAGACGGCGAGACGGTGGAATCATCGTCTAAATCGACGTTGGTATCTGGCGTATTGGTGCCGATGTCGGCAGATCAGCTCAAAATGAAGCCAGAAGGGCAACGCGATTGGCACTGGTGGTATTTTATTAGTTTCGATGTGAATAGTATGCTCGACCATAACGATATAATCATGCCGCCAGATCAAAAGCCCTATAGGGTTATGAATAGACTGCTAATGATGGCACAGGGTTTTGTACAGTACGAAATCGTTGAGGATTTCCAGTGACTGAACGCGTCTACGTTGAACCAATAAAAGCTATACGCGATATTATCCAGCACGAAATGGTGTTGGACGATACGCAGATAATTATTTTTAACCAGAAATACAATATACCAAAATTCGAAGGTATTTTCATTGCGCTTGGAGTAGTTGAAGAAAAGTTTGCTATTGTTAAAACGTGGTTTGATCATATAACTACAACGGAATGGTTTGAAGGGCAGGTCGTCACGAGTATACAAGTTGATATTATGAGTAGAAACGAGGAATCGCGATTGAGACGATTTGAAGCATTTGTCTGTCTACACGGTATTTATGGACAGAACATGGTTGAAGCGAATATGATGAAAATTGCAAGGATGCCGACAGCATTCGTCAGTCTGGACGATACCGAAGACGTGGCACGGATCAATCGTTACTCGTTTTCAATAAATATCAATTCATTATATAGCCAGTCAAAGACAGGAATTTATTACGATCAATTCGAAGAGCCGCCGCTTCTTGCGGATAAATCACCGGCAAGGTAAAGGAGAACAAGTATGACAGCAATTATTGATTTAAGTATTGGTAATTTCGTAAACGTTTCCGTCATAGGAACGCCGCCAGCATATGGCATTCCCAACATAAATACGGTCGCGTTGTTTTCAAGTGAAACGCCCGTAAACGGAACGCTCGGACTGTACGGTATTTATAAAAGACCCGGAGATGTAGCAACGGATTGGGGCAGCGGTAGCGATGCTTACGCAATAGCCGCGAATCTTTTTGCACAGGTGCCAAACCCGTCTAGCAACGGTGGTTATTTCCTTATTATACCGTTACTGCATAACGTATCAATTCCTGCTACGCTTACTACACAGCACCTTACATGGAGTGCGGTAGTTACTGGCACGAGCGGCAATGATATTACCGTTGAGATCGTCTCTGGCGGTACAAGAGGGCTGGAAACGGTAGTATGCGGCGAGACAGCATCATTCGACGTTGAAACCGGCGTAAACGATGCGATTGACTTCAATATAGGTGCAAGCGAACTTCATGCAGTTGTCGCCGAAGGAACTTACAAAGCCGGACTTACTGAAACCGATTCAGGGACCCTGTGCGAAGCGATCTATAATGCACTTGTCGCTGCCGAAGCTACAGGAACGTATACGGTGCGGTTTAGTCAGAATACAGGCATGTTTACAATTTCGCGTTCTGCGGGAACGTTCCAGATACTCTGGAATAGCGGAACGAATACGGCAACAAACATGCATACGCTTATCGGGTACGCAAATACCGCTGATGATACTGGCGTACTAACGTATACCAGCGACACGGCAACAACCCCGACGTACGATCAATCAATTGTTATTACCGTTGAAGATACCGTTTCAACGTGCCTTGACGTGCAGAGTGCATATGAGAGAAACGCTGCGGCTGTAGCTATCGCGACTATCGACGTAGAAGAGACATACAACAATGCTACGATCAATAGCCCAGTAGCTGAAACCAATCTTGCTGGTGGTGCTGTTAGCCAGGAAGAGGATATACCGGCAGCTATGGCGCGTTGTGCGTATCAGGTTCCGTATTATGGTGGAATCCTTGTCGATAAGGATTGGAGCACTGGCAGCCAGTTCACCGATCTCTGTACAGCGATTCAAGCTGAGGATAAAATCATATTCTACCCGTCCTGCACGGCTGCTGATATTGAGATTGGCGGCAGGTTCGATCTCGTTCGTCAGGCTACACAAGATCACGTGCGCTGTCTCTATCGGTCTACGAACTTTGACGATGCAATGGCTTATGCAGCAGCCTATTGTGGACGTGCTCTTTCAGTCAATTTCTCAGGATCGAACACGGCACACACCATGCACGGAAAAATGCTGCATAATATTGCCGCCGACCCGGGAATCACTCAAACAGTACTTCTGAAAGCGAAAGCGGCTGGCGTTGACGTGTACCAGAGCTTCGGTGGCGTCCCAAAACTATTTACGTCTGGGACGAATCAGTTCTTTGATTACGTGTACTGCTGCTTATGGTTTAAACTTGCGTTACAGATTACCGGTATGAACTATCTGACAAGCGTATCAACAAAAGTTCCGCAGACCGAAATGGGAATGGCTGGACTTAAGGACGCGTACCGCACTATCTGCAAGCAGGCAGTGATCAACGGTTTTGTTGCCGCCGGTAGCTGGACCGCAGCGGACTGGTTTGGCGATCATGAGGACTTCTTGCGTAATATTACCGATATCGGATACTATATATGGTCGCTACCAGTAACACAACAGCTTGCGGCTGATCGTGAAGATCGTAAAGCTCCGGTAGTACAGATAGCTATTAAGACTGCTGGTGCAATACATTCATCGGACGTTCTCGTGAATGTCAACAAGTAAGGAGGAGAAAATATGTCTCATTGCGTAACTCTTACAGGTGAGGACTTCGCTATTGTCAACGGACGTGTTTTGTCCGACGTAGCGGACCAGGACTGGGGTCAGCTCGAATTTGAAAGCGATATTACATCGGTTAAGAACTCAAAAAATGACAATGCACTCTACGCGTACAACACAACCGGCAAACAGGGAAAACTTACCATGCGTATTGCCGTTGGGTCTTCTGACGATAAGTTTTTTACGTCACTGCTTAATACGATGAGCGCCGACTTCTCTGGGTTCAATCTTATGAGTGGTACCTTCGTTAAACGCGTAGGTAATGGACGTGGTGGTATTACGACAAAAGTTTACGAATGTTCCGGTGGCGTATTTAAGCGGCGTCCGAATATTAAGAGCAATTCAGAGGGCGACGTAACGCAGAGTGTCGTTGTGTGGGAAATTTTGTTCAGCAATTCAGAGCCGACAATCCAGTAAATAGTAACGGACCAATGTGTAAACCATTGCCCTATATCCCGTAAAAGCCGGCACCGTTACTGTAACGACGCAAACAGGAGGAAGTAACTATGGAATTTAAGCTGAAAACAGGAGCAGAGCTGTTAGTCACGCCTTCGACGTTCCGCGACGCTAACGCGTTAAAGAAATCACTATTACCCCAGCTCAAAGGGCTTACGCTCGATCCGAATACTGATCTTTCGGCTCTTGCCGCGCCAATTATAGATGCGCTTATCTCTGACGATGTTGAGGGCGCGCTTTTTAAATGTTTCGATAAGTGCGTATATTATCCTCGTGGAAGAGTAGGCGCAGTTCATGCACGTAAGGTAGATATGGAACTATTCGACGACCCGGAATTCGGAGAACAGGCACGTAAAGACTATCATGAAATTTGCCTTTATGTTATACGTGCGAACGTAGAATGTTTTTTCGAATCAATCCTTTCGTGGTTAAAAATAAAATCACTGATAAAAACTACCGCCTTCCAGTCGTTGACATCGACCCCGAACACGCAGACGCCATCATAGTATTACGACTTGCTAAAGCAGGTTACTGGAATGGCGACCCCGAAAGGATAAGAGATGCACCCGTTGAATCGGTTATGGAAGCGATTTGGTTTGAAGGATTTGTTTCACAATACGAAAACGCAATGTTTGAATTGAACAAGGATAACAAAGAATGAGCAGAAGCAGACGTAAAATCCCTATACGCGGTATATGTAGCGATAGCGATAAACGAGATAAAGTAAATTCTAGCAGATCATTACGCCGCGCCACAAGAAATGCACTTCGTCAGGGCAAAGAGATTCCACACGAAAGAGAATATCGCGATCCGTGGAATTGGTCGAAAGATGGAAAAATCTACTATACTAATAGTCCAGAAGTTATGAGAAAGTAAATACTTACACAAGGATAACAAAAAAATGGGTCTCGGGACAACTATTGGTGAATTTTTCGTCGCTCTAGGAGTGCAGGCTGATTCGCGCCAGCTTAAGAATTTTAAGGGCGAAATATCCGAATCAATCTATAAAGCTACAGCGATGATTGCTGTAGTTACCGGGATGTCATTATCTTTCAAAGCGATGCTGGAAGATACTCTCAATACAGCCGTTGCTTTACAGAAGTTCAATAACGCTACCGGTCTGTCAACCATGCAGTTGCAGAAATGGATGATAGCCGGTCAGATGGCTAACGTATCCGGTGAAAGTGTAATGCGATCAGTACAAGGATTGCAGCAGAGCATGGCAATGCTTCGTTATACGGGACAAGGCGCGT